AAGTTTTTTTCGCACTGTCTAAAGATGATTGGCACCTATGATGACCGGATTTCTTTAAGACTATTATTCTTCAACTTATGGATTAAAAAACGACCCAATGACCCAATCAACCATCGAAAAACGAAGAAAAAACAGAAAACGATACATGAAATCGCAACTTTGACTGACCATTTAGTCTCTCCTTCCCTTTCTGAATATGCGGAACAACTAGCAGATGAGTTTGCGAAAACTAAACATCCTATCTTTACACCTTCTCAATTATTTTCCACTTTCACGCGTCTAGAAACGATCTTTAACCGAGCAGGCCATTTTCCTGATTTATTTAGCACGCCTATTAAATACCTTGGATTCTTGATTTTCATGCCTGACTCCTCAGTTCTCTTCGACCCACCCACTCCAGAACATTCTTATTACAATTTGAAAAAGAATCATAAAATGAGCTTCAGTGAATTGGAAACATTGTTAACTGCGAAAGCATTGACAGGTCAAATTATTAAAACTGAAATAAATGATTTTGCTGATAGTTTTGAAACTTATTATTACGATCCCAGAAGTGAGAGAGCTAGTTTCGGCTTTTTGAGAAGAACAGCCATGGTGAGATTTGATTTTTTATCCTACAAATATAACAATGATTTGACCGTAACTGAACGTGAAAAATTACCAACTTGGGCTTCCAATTTGATCACTCGTATGAATGTTGTAAACACTTCTCTTCCTTACGAAATTAACTGTGGAAATATTAATGTAAATCAGCATTTTGCTGTAATAGTTTTGAAAAATGCTAAGACGAATGTTACTCGAGCTAGATTTTGGACCGTATTGGACGATGAGCGCAACTTTGTTTCCATAAAAATGGATCTTCAAGCTATCACCTTTGAACGTAACGATCAGGCAATATCTGGTAATTTGAAACATATTTTAAATAATTGTGTGGCTCTAGGCGAGCCTTTTGTATTTAACGCTTTAAATTATTGTTTTAAAATCACTTTGTTAGAAACGGGATTGTCTCCTTTGGATGATGTTGTCACTATCAGAATGAAGGATTTGTTACGTGTATTTCAAGAAGGACAGGACATTCAAGTTATTGGAAACAAAGGGGTTGGAAAATCTGAGATTGGAAAAAGGCTAAGTGTGTTATATCCTTCTTTGCTTGTAGTTGACAGCGATGATTATGGTAAATTTTTGGTATTATTGCTAAATCTTGTTCCTTCCATGTTTAAAAACAGTGAATTTGAAGTTGATGAAATCGCGCTTACTAATGATTTGTATTTTCAAGCAATGGCAGATTTTATTTCTTTGAAACAATCAGAGAATGACAACATTGACTCTATTTTTGAGCATATTATGGAGGGTTTAATTGAACCGAATACTTTGGGAAATGGTGACATTCAAGGAGAAGCTATTATGGATAGTTACAATCGCATCTTTCATTATATTCAAGGATCTAAAATAGTGGGATATAGAAGATTCATCACTGAATATGTTCGTTTGATGTATACCAATTTTAATAAAAACCAAACTTGTCACTTTGTTCATTCTTACTGTGAATTAGCGTTCGTACCTCATTCGCTGGCATATATTACTCTTCACAGTAGTTATAACTCCGCAGTTATCGGAATTCTTCCACGAAATGGTCAAAGCGTATTAAGTCCTACTCGTGCCATTGCGAATCAGATGTTACACAGCTTCTATGAACGCTATACATCCAACATGAATCCCACTCCCGCTTTTCTCTTCTCATATTTCTTTGGTTTAACCAAAGGAATCAACCCTTTAACAGCTGTGTCTATTCTTTGCTAAATTATACTTTGAGGAATAATACGTCCTTTTTGGGTCCGACTCATATAACGGTGTTTCAGTCCAATATCTTGATGGCAGACTAGGTCGATGTAGATTCTAGTGAAGTGTGCGAAAATTCAGCTGCCGTC